AACATAACCTTGCTAAATTAGGAGGTCAAAAGATGACTAAAGACATTCTTTCCCTATTAAATTCACCATTCTTTGTTGGTTTCGACCGAATTCATGATCGTCTTCATGAATTCAACGATACATTATCAAAGAACGTTCCATCGTATCCGCCTTATAATATTCGTAAGGTCGAAGAGAACAAATATATCGTTGAGATTGCTGTTGCTGGTTTCTCTAAGTCTGATATCGAAATTGAGATTGATGGCGATGTCTTGAAGATTGCAGGTAAGACATCTGACGATAACGATAATTTCTTACATAAGGGGATTGCTAATCGTGTCTTCTCACGGACGTTCAACCTCGCTGACACAATCGAAGTTAAGGATGCGTCTCTTGTCAACGGAATGCTCAAGGTCTTCCTCGAAAACATCATTCCAGACCATAAGAAGCCGAGGAAAGTTAACATTAACACGGCTAAAGAAGAGACAAAGGAGGCAACACAGTTACTAAATGAGTAAGTTATTTTCAAAGGTAAAAAAGTTTTTCTCATACAGTTGGGAAGAAGATTTTCTAAGCGGCGCTAAGGATCACGCTGAACTCGAAAGACGACAGAAACTTATCGCTAACGGATATACTCAACACTACTCAATCTATACTAGGAAGGGATATATCTAATGGAAGGTCAACTAATCTTCTCAGTAGGAGTGCTTGTAATGGCCCTCGGTTATTTCGTCGGAGTAAGTTGGGTCAATAAAGTTTTCAGTTGACATATATAACTCCATAGACTATAATGGGAGAGTAGCAATGCTCTCCCATTTTTTTAAGGAGGTTTATCATTTTTTACACTAATGTAGATCGATACGGTAATCAGATTCTGTTTCGTGGTTACAATAACAAGACACAGATTACTAAGAAGGTCAAGTTTGAACCAACACTTTACATTCCATCACCAAAGGGTACATGGAATACTCTCGATGGACGTACTGTAGATTCTGTACAACCTGGATCTATGAGAGATTGTAAAGAGTTTATGGACAAGTATGCCGATGTAGATAACTTCACGGTATATGGGACAACCAACTATGTCCATCAATTCATCTCAGACGCATTTCCTAAGACAATCAAGTATGATCGTACTCGTATCAATATCTGTACAATTGATATTGAGGTAGCATCAGAAGACGGATTTCCAGAACCACGTGATGCTAAACATGAGATCATTACCATTACTATCAAGAACAATAACGGTACTATCTACCACACATGGGGATTATATGACTTCAATCCAGACAAAAGCGGAATGTCTGTTCTCTATCGTAAATGCAAAAACGAGAGAGAACTCCTATTAGATTTCATTGATTATTGGGCTGACCATGTTCCAGATATTCTTACTGGATGGTATTCAGAATTTTTCGATGTACCTTATCTTGTAAATCGTATTGCAAGAATCTTTGGTGAGGATATGGTGAAGTCTCTGTCACCATGGAAACTTGTCAATCAAAATAATCTTTTCATAGCTGGTGTGGAACATCTAAGGTACAATCTGGTTGGTATCACACAGTTGGATTATATCGATGTGTTCAAAAAATTTACATACAACACACTAGGACAACAAGAGTCCTATAAACTGGATCATATCGCTAATGTGATTCTAGGCGAGAAGAAATTGGATTATAGTGAATATGGTTCCTTGCATATGTTATACAAACACGACTATCAAAAGTTTGTGGAGTATAATGTAAAAGATGTGGAACTTGTTGATAAGATTGAGGACAAACTTGGTCTAATCGATTTGGTACTTACAATGGCCTATCGTGCTAAGTGTACTCTTGGCGAGACATTGAAGACCGTTGGCATTTGGGATGCTATTCTATATAATGAGTTCAAATCTAGAAAGATTGTTGTACCGCCTAAGACTGTTTCACGGTATGATACAATCGAAGGTGGTTATGTAAAAGAACCACAAATAGGTCTTCATGATTGGGTGGTTTCCTTTGATCTAAACTCTCTATATCCACATCTCATTATGCAATACAATATGAGTCCAGAGACTGTAGTAAATGATATTGTATCTGGAGTAAACGTTGATAAACTACTAGAGATGCCTGATTTAGATATACCAAATGGAATGTGTATTACTGCTACAGGTCAGTTGTTTCGTAATGACATAGAAGGTATCATCCCACAGGTTATTCAATCATATTACGATGAAAGAGTTGTTATCAAACAAAAGATGATAGACGCAAAACAGAGATATGAGAAGGAAAAATCTAAAAGTATTGAACGAGAGATATCCATTCTCGACAACAACCAGATGGCTATCAAGATTGCAATGAACTCTTTCTATGGAGCGTTAGCAAATAAATATTTCAGATATTTTGATCAACGTGTTGCAGAGGCAATAACTGTATCAGGTCAGTATACTATTCGATGGGCTGAGAAGATTCTTAATGAATATCTAAACAATATACTGAAGACTAACGAAGACTATGTGATTGCGATTGATACCGATTCTGTGTATCTCAACATGAGTCCATTGGTACAGAAGATACTACCAAATGAGACAAACAAGACAAAGATCGTAGACTTTCTAAACAAAGCATCAGGAGAAATTGAGAAACATCTAGATAAAGGATATCAACATCTTGCTGACTATATGAAAGCACCACAACAGAAGATGGTGATGAAACGTGAAATCATCGCCGATAAAGCCATCTGGACAGCGAAGAAACGATACATTGCACATGTATGGGACAGTGAAGGTGTGAGATTTGCTGAACCAAAGTTGAAAGTGACTGGTATTGAAGCCGTTCGTTCTTCTACTCCGCAGATAGTCAAAGAATTGATTATGGATACACTGAAGAAGGTGGTAACTCAAAGTGAAGATGAAGTTCAGAAATGGATTGAAGAGTTACGAGAAAAGTGGATGGATCTAACACCAGAAGAAATCGCCTTCCCTCGTGGTGTATCAGATGTTCGAAAGTTTGAAGATAGCTCAAGTCTATATAAATCTGGTACACCAATTCATGTTCGTGCTGCTTTATTGTACAATGACCAACTGAAAAAACTTAAATTGACTGGTCAGTATGAACAAATTCAATCTGGTAACAAGATGAAGTTTCTATATCTGAAAATGCCAAATCCTATCATGGAGAATGTTATAGGATTTGTAACTGTGTTGCCAAAAGAGTTTGAGTTGGCACAATATATTGACTATGATACTCAGCTTGAGAAAACTTTTCTAGATCCAGTCAAAATTATTCTTGATGCTATGGGTTGGAATGCTGAGAAACAAAACAACTTGGAGGATTTTTTTACTTGACAAAAAATAAAATCTTTGGTATTATATAAACATGATGAACGAAGGAGTGAATGAAATGTCAACAGATCTGAGTATGCTTTTTGAAAACAATGGTGGACCTATCAGCCCTATCCAACGCAAGGTTGATCCTTGGGTTGGAACTCTGTATGAAAATTACGTTTTTCTGAATAACAATCAGAAGGGTAGCTTCGGAGAAGAGGTAGTATCTGCGTATTTTGAAAAGATTCTGGGTATTAGGGTTAACCCCCGTGAGAATGCCGGCCATGACTGTATCATCGGTAATGAGAAGGTTGAGATTAAGTTTAGTCTTGCCCAACAGTTACCGAACAACGGAAATGCGACGAAGCATAACCAGTTTATGCTGAATCACGTATCTGTTGGAAAGGATTGGGACCGATTAGTATTCTTTGGTATTAACATGAACAATGAAAATGTACATTTTTGGTTCACTAAGGAAGATTTTACCAATCGTTATCGCGAGTTAGAGCTTTTCAGCGCCCAACAGGGCGGCGATAAGCTTGATAATGACGATTGGATGTGTTCCAAGATTGCGCGGACGCCACGTTCTCGGTCACGATATTTTCTTGTGGACCAGGATTGGGTTTACCCAATGGAATCTTGGTAACAATTAATAAGAGGATAAGTTGAATGGAAAAAACAATTTTACATAATGGAAATTGTTTGGATGTTCTTAAAACAATGGAGGAAAATAGTGTAGATAGTATTGTCACTGATCCACCTTATGGCATTAACTTCATGGGTAAGAAGTGGGATTATGACGTTCCATCAGTAGAAATTTGGCAAGAGTGTTTGCGTGTTCTAAAACCCGGTGGATATCTACTCGCATTCTCAGGAACACGAACGCAACACCGTATGGCAGTTCGTATCGAAGATGCTGGATTTGAAATTCGTGATATGATTGCGTGGGTGTATGGGAGTGGTTTTCCGAAGTCTCATAATGTCAGTAAAGCGATTGATAAAACTGCAAAAGACGATTCTAAGAAATGGGAAGGTTGGGGTACAGCACTTAAACCTGCCCTAGAGCCAATCACTGTTGCTCGTAAACCATTAGAAGAAAAGACTGTCGCTAAGAATGTCTTGAAGTATGGCACTGGCGCTATCAATATTGATGAGAGTAGAGTTGGTAAAGGTGCTAAAAAATGGAACAAACCTAAAGGCGGAATATGGAAAACCGAATCAGAAATCAAGGCTGTTCTTATAGATAATCCTCTGGGTCGTTTTCCCGCCAATCTTATTCACGATGGATCTGATGAAGTGACGGAATTATTTCCATCTGATAAAAATTCCGTTGCACGGTTCTTTTATGTACCCAAAGCATCAAAGAAAGATCGCAATGACGGATTAGAATCCTTTGAGGAAAAGACAACGGCATCAGCAGAGTTTAGACCAAATCATATGGAGAAAGCAGAGAACGGTGAAGACGGCAGTCCATATGGTCGTTGGACACCAACAAAGAACAATCATCCTACAGTCAAGCCAACTGACTTGATGCGTTATCTTGTCAATATGGTTACGCCAAAGGGTGGCACAACTCTTGATCCGTTTATGGGTAGTGGGTCAACAGGACGTGGAGCGATGATTGGAGACTTCAACTTCATAGGCATTGAACTTGACTCAGACTATTATGAAATCGCAAAGGCAAGAATAGAAGCAACCAAAAAAGAAGAATCTTTATCTTTAGAAAAATTTGTTGGAGAGACTAATGGCTAATAAAAACATATGGGACGATATGGATATGACCGGATGGACTTCTGGTCTTACAGCCGTTGATGAGGACACATATCGTAAGAAGGTCATTGAAGAAGAAGACTTGGTTAGAGCAGATAAACCTGCTCTTGCTGCTAAAGATGATTTGGCATCGCTTGAACAACGACTTGAAAGAAAGTTAGATAGTTTAAGAAATATGGAAAAAAAAGTTGACACATTACTTAGTTTGATATATGATAATGATGCCATCGTAGAAGAACGAAAACAACTAGCAGACAGTGTTGCCAATCAGAAAGTGAATGAGATGGCAAAGATTGTTATGCCGCTGCTTTCAAGTTTGTATAGGACACAAAACCAGGAGTATATCCATTGGCCTGATCGTGGTCCTATCATTCAAAAACAAATGGAAAAAGTTGAAGCGATTCTAAATGGATCTTTTTTTGAGGAGAAATAATGTCTGATTTTTTTAAACAAATCGTGAAGGAACTCAACGATGAAAACACTCATCTTTTATCCGATGGTGGTAATTCTTCTGAGTTTTCTGGGTGGGTTGATACTGGGTGTTTCATTCTTAATGCTCTTATCAGTGGCAGTCTTT